AACTGTGTAAACTTTATTGTATTGATATTCGTAAAAAGTATCTGTACAAGCAACCGCAGCACTTGGATTTGTATATCCACTCCAATCTAACCCAAAATAATATGAACCTAAAAACTCTTGATACCTTGTATCACCAGTGTTAACGAGATATATTGGGTCCTCATCTGAAACAATCCATCCATATTCTTTAATATTAGGAACTAAGAAGTGAGCTCTCTTTACAGTTTTTTCAGTACCTTCTGGTTGTGTATATTTTATTTTAAATCTATACTTACCTTTTGTAGGAATACCAACAGATGGGTCAGGACTCAAAATTTGTTCACCGAATTCATTTGTTGTAACGTAGTCCAAATTCATTGGGACATCCATTACCCACGTACCATCCTCATCAATAACTTTTCCACCCTGTGGTAAAACCGCTTGTTCTAATATTGGATATCCGTCATTATCATTAAATATTGTTTGTCTGATACCAATAATCTCACCAGGTCCCGTGCTTAAATTACACAAACCCCCCAATTCTTTATTTGGTCTACAATTAGCACGAAGACTTTCTTCATCATTGTTAGTTAACAATGAACCCATAAAAATTGCTGTTGGTTCAATAGTAATTCCTGCAGTTCTCAAATCAAAATCATGACGAGAAATATTGATTTGACAAATTTCAGGTTGTCCCCAAAATGGTTCAACATTCACTGTTTCACTAAATGAAACAATTTGTGGCAATTCATAGAGGTTAGTAGATGATTTAAAACTTGCTCCATCAACTTGGTCTTCAGTAGCTCGACCCATACGAATTAAATCTTGTGGAGATAATGAGAATGGTCCAATATCCGACAAATCTAAATCCATGAATATTGTATAGGAACCCAATGGAACTCCCATTATCATGTAGTCACCACTACCATTTGTTTTAACAGTAAATCTATAGTACTTATCATAGATTTCAATCAATGCAGGATTTGTTAATACATCATTTCTTGATGGGAATGTACCAGTTGCAACGTGACCTGGATATTGCGGCTCGTAAGGTAATAGATTATACCTATAACCATCTTCATTTAAACTTTCAACACTTGAATAAGGGTAAAGAATTTGTGTAATATCATTATTTTGGTCTTCAGCTGTTATAGGTATGAATACCGAAACTTTAGCGTTTGGAATACCGTAACCATTATTGGCTGTAACACGACCAACAACAACACCATAGTCGGCACACATTCTTGTGTAGACATCGTCAGCTCTTACCTTTAAAGATAAAATTTCTAATTGTTCGAAATCTTGGTTTAATTGAACATTGATTTGTTTGTCAACCCCAACCTGTGTTCGTAATCTAATAGTTTCAGGCATTTGTTAGTATTTCTTTGATAAATAGTTTATTGGCTATTTTTCAAAGGATAGTCATTGATTTAATAAAATAAATCATCAGCTAAAATTAGTAGTTTGATAGTTCTTAACTCTTACTACAATGTCTTTAGATGGGAATCTGATTTGATAGATTTGGTTTGGTTGAGCAAATATTGTATTGTCAGTCAATGAGATTTGTTTTGTTAAACTATTTGAATAAGGCATTGATGTTTCAGCCGAGCTGTATTGTCCACCAACTTTACCAAATACAGAAATATCTGTAACACTAACAACTCCGTTTTCTTCTTGGATTATACGATTCAATTCTGATAACAAAATGTTTTGTCCTAATCCTCTTACCGCAGAACTAAAGAATGTTGTAGTTCTATCAATAATGTTTGAAATAACAACCCCTTGGTTTTGACTTGAATCTAAAACCACAGAAATATCTAAACCTAAATCAATAACTTGAGCACTTCCTACAGTTACATAGTCATTAATCATTCTGTAATTAGAAAGATATTCAGCAATATTATATTTTAATGTTTGAGATACATCTGATGTTAAGTTACCTGTCGAATCGTAAGATAATATCTGAACATTTATTTTGTTGTTGTTTTCTGTGATGGCAACCTTTGCTGGTGCTCCAAACTCTCCTGGCATGTTTCTGATAACCGCTTCGTAGTCACTGATGGTCACCGCTCTGTTTTGTGCCGCAAAGTTAAAGGTAACATAGTTTCTAACCTCTTCTGTTGACGGGTACCCCGCACCACCGATTGATGCTGTTACGTTATTACACGCCAATGAATTAATAACCTGATTGTTAATAATATCAGATGGTCCAACAACTGAAAAATCAACCGCACCAATTTGGTTAATTACATTCACACCCAAGTTTGTTGCAATACCACCACCAATACGATATTGAATAAACAATGTTGTATTTGCCTGTGGTGTATTACCCAAAGACATTGAGTTGTTTTGATATCTTTGAATTTTTAACGGAACATCTAAAGTGGTGAATTGTCTTAATTGGTCTTCAGCGGTATTTGTTCCACCACCGAATGTTATTTTCAAGAAACCTTCAGGTGTATATTCTGTTATGAATCTATCTTGAGTTTCAATGTATGTCCCAACTTTAATTGCCGGGTCATCAGATGGCTTTGATGGGTCAGGAATAAACACTCTACTTTCAGCCAACGCTGGTACTTCATACCATCTACCATTTGGACTCAAAAATTCTTGAGCTGTTGGTACGTTTGAATATGCTGTTCCTTCTCTTTGTATGACAGCTGTTACACCCAATACGTTTTTTTCAGGTAAGAAAAATTCAAAGAATGGTCTAACATCATTTGGTGTTATAACTCTTTTGAATACCTTTGTAATACCGTTAACAACTGTTTCTCTTTTAGTAATTGTATAGTTTAACAAGTTACCATTAGAATCAAAGTTTGGTATTTTCAATCTGTTTGGGAAACCTTCATTGTTGAATGGTGATGCAAAGTTCACATCATATACCGTTTCAAATACTTGTCCTGAACCGTTAACTTGAGAACCACGTCTTAAAATACCCAAATATCTTTCATCCTCTTTATCACCAAAGGCTGGAACTGTAATTGAGAAATCAACCAAAGCAACGGATGGTCTTTGTCCCGGTATTTTCAAACCATAAGTTCTGGCGATGTTATAGATTGATGATTTTTGTTGTGCATATTGAAGAACAGTCTCTTGGATACTTCTATCAATCTGATAGTTAAGGTTATCCGCAATCGCCGCGTTCAAATCAATGAAAACCGAAAATACCGATGCATCGTTAAAATCCTGAATTAACTCAGGATAATACGTTCTTACGTAGTTGAGAAGTTCGGTTCTAACTGCCTGATAATCTCTTGTTGTGTATGATATTTTACGGTTTGCCATCTATCTTAAATATTGATAATTATAAAATCACTCTCACTAAATGTTTGTGAATTTGTTGCATAATCTATTTTGATTTTTGCAGTGTAATCTGCGGTTCCCTTACCAGGTAATCTATAAATGTCATACATTTTAGCATCACCAACTGTCACAGTATTTGTTTGAGTATCTGACTCATTTGCGGGGTCTGCAGGTTCTATGGTTATTTTATTAACTAATAGATTTGGCATGTATCTTTGGATAGAATCCCTAATGTCAGCTTCGATAGCACTAAATGTTAGTCCATCGAAAGGTTCGAACACAAATTCATAAAGTCTTGTTCCAAAATCAGGAAGATAATATCTCGAACCTTTTCTTGTTAACAATAGATGAACTAAATCCGCTCTAACCTCTTGTCTTTGAAACTCGGTTAGTTGTAAATAATCACCTCGTGTTGAATCCTGAAATGGGAAATTTATACCATATGTAACTCCATCTGCCATATGAGATAAATATACTTGGATTATTTTTTTCTTAAATAGATATTTCCTTTTTGAGCCTTAGGTTCAAACGGACAATGCCTGCACCCATTCCCACAACAATATCCTCTCTCTACATGATATTCCTCAGTGAATACAGTTCTACCATTTTCTTGATAAAAATGAGAAGGGAGAAGTTTTGGCTTCTCCCTTTTTATATTTTGTGATTCCATTTTATACTAATGTAATTTCACATGCTCCTCCAGCACAAGCCGCTTCACCTCTCAAATCAGTATCATCATCCATTTCAATAATTTTGGATAAATCAACATCTTTAAGTGTTTCCATTAATTCCTCATACTTTTCTTTGGTGCAGTCTTCAAATGGTGCTTGAATATACGTTCCTCCGTCATAAGGAAGAACTGATAATCCATTATATGCTTCTTTGTTATCCCACATCCACTCACCAACTGCTGGCCACTCATGTTCTCTGATTGA